CGATAAACACCGACGCACCGACAACCATCTTATCCCACTGAACTATAATCTTAACAGTGTCAGGGTTTATATCGTCAGTCTTCAGTGGGTTTTGGTACAACGTCTGCCCCCTCTAGTTTCACAGATATCGTCCATGAAGCAGGTAGGTTAAAGTTAGTGCCCTTACTGATACGCTTCTTAACTTTCTTAGCGCCCATCTGTTTCGTCATCTCCTCGATTGTGCTGGTGTAGTCTATCTTCTGCTCACCAAGCCACTTCTGGAAATGCTTCTGCACGATGAACAGCATTTGTGTGTCTGTCTCGAACCGTGCCACAAACATGTTACGTGGGTTCTGTTCGGGTATAACCATAGTAGCTATACCATCCTGCCCTGCGGAAGTCTGCGTACTCTTTATCTTCAGTATGTTTGTCCAGTTCTCAGTCATAAAATCAGTGACGAGTGTCTGAACGGAAGCGGTGCTGTCGTCTACAAATGATTTCACCGTAACCAACATTTTTGCGACCCATTGGTACAACTTCTTCAAGTCGTAATCTATTATGCCTACTTCTTTAGCTATATAAGCCCCAGTAAGTATAACCGCACAACCACCAGACCAGAAACGGTTGACGTTATTCAACCCAGCTTTCTTATCCAGCTTCGCCTTAATGTCTTTGTACAGCGCGGCTATTTTTTCTTTATTGTTTATAACATATTGCACGTATATAGGCGCGAAGTGGCCGTAGTTAAGCTGCACGTCCGTAAGCTGTGCATCTGCTTCCTGCTGGTTAACTTCAACACGAGGCATCTCGTCTACTCTAAGCTCTAGTAAACGCTGCATTTCTGCTCTAGTGTCGCCTTTAAACATAGCCATTTGCGCGTACATGCTCACGTTACCCGTAGAGAAAGCCAGTAATCTCCAAGGTTTACCCCTAACACGTTCGTGGTTGCCTCCACCCGCCATCCTGTTTTTCTGCTTACCTTCGGACAGTTGGTATGCGTACTGAGATGCTTCCTTACCAACGAGGTTTGTCATCTCGTCTGTGTTTAACATCAGGTTGTGCATAAGCTCCGCAGCGTTCATTTTTGAGTTGAGTGTATCTCCAGTAGTACCCGTTAGCCCAAATGGGTCACCCCATATAGACGACCCTGCGTACATAGCAGTTGTTTTTCCGCCACCTGTTTTACCGAACAGATGTACGCCTAGACTGTACAGACCTGTAAAGGGCATGAGTATAGTACCGAAACCACCACATACAGTAAATTGATGTAGTTCCATACCATCACGGTTGTACCAATCCAGTATCTCTCTACTACGTTCTTGCGTACCTTTAGGTTTAAACTTCTCTATGTACCCCGAAGTTTTTGCGGAGGGTGGGTTATACTCGACACCTTTGGCAGTAATTAGTTGGTCACCCAACACAAACTCATCCATCTTAGTATCGTCAACCCAGCCAAACTGTTGGTGCGCTTCACTAGCTGTGGTGGTCTGCTGTAGTTCTTTTATCCATGCCGCTGTATAGGTCATTAGTTTATCTATATCCTTCCCAAAAGTGACTACGCCGTGCATAGACATATTTTTACGGAACTCTTCCCTTGAGGTAACTGCAGCTAGTGGCACCACAAAATCTCGTACCCCATCTCTTGGCAAGTGAAGTGCAAACGCTATGACTTCCCCTAACTCCACATCATGTAACCTACGAGTGACGTAAAAATCGTGGTGGTACACGCAAACTTCTTCTGGGTCACCATCTGCGTTCTCGCCACGTATATACACCCCGCCGTTCTGACCTCGGAAATATGGGTTAGGGAATGTCGGTATTTGGTATATCTGTGGAGTATCCTTAGTCATGTCTGTTACGGTGTTATCCTCTGGTGCCGCTGCCCGTATCTCTTTCGTGAGCATAGCAGGTGTGGATATCTTGCCCTTGTTAGGGCAGACGGCACATATCTCAGGGTTGTGTAACTCAAACGTTGAACAGAAATGTGGACCGCCTGTGTCTGCCATCTTATGCAGTGTAGCTTCTAGGCTGTAGTCCTCGTGTTCACTTGACATAAGCGCTGCCGCTTTGTCCCCGTCTTTACATACATTTGCAATAGACAACCCTGACCGCCATAGATCATGGGGTACTGTTTTCTGGTTCTGGATAATGTGACTTATCTGCCCACACCCATTACCTTTGTTTGTTTTAAGCAGTAACCGCTTGAAACTACCTTTTTGGTTTTCGTTCATCGCGTCTTGGAACGCACTAGTGGTGCTGGCCGTGTACTTGGTTGGTACTGGTATCGGATCACCACCAAGTAACGCAGAAAACTTTTCAAACCCCACAGTGGTAGGAGCTTCTATACCGTAAAACGTAACAGGTAGTGGGGGGTCATACTTGTAGTTGTAAGTAGAAGGTACACGTAAGATACGCGCCGCATCAGAAGTAACCGAAGGGTCAGCCTTAAAACCGCTGGCTGTGCATAAGTTCTTCAGGCGTTCAGCTACTGGCCACCAATCGTCTCGCGCAACAGCCTCGGTTAAAATCCAGTACACATGTATGCCCCGTCCTGAGTTAACAAGTGTAGGGGTAGGTAGACTGTGCTGCTTGCAGAAACCTTGCAACTCCGCGATGGCAGTTTCTTTGTCTGCAAATTCTTTGGTAGGTCCACAGTCTAGGTCTAAGAAGAACGACTTCATCCGCATGACGTTATCCGCTACACGGGAGCCAGCCTTCTCATAAGTTCCTAGTGCGTAGAACGCGTTCCAACCATGATCGCTAAGGTCATGCGCCGCGCTTATAACTTCTTCTACAGAAGTATAGAACTTTTGTTGTATTTGTTTAGCAGGGTTATTAGCCCACACACAGTAATAGCCCTCAGAGCCTAGTACTAAATCTAAAAATCTTTTCGTTTCCATAGCCACCACTCGCCATTGTAAGGTTAACCACGGCTAAATTAATAGCCGTGGCAGGGGATCGTTAGTCGTCCCACTTATCAAGGATGTCGTCTAAATCACCTTCACCGGAAGGAGCAGGATCGTCTGCTTTTTTAGCAGTTCTTTTTACCGGAGCTTCTTCGTCAAACCCATCGTCTGCCTCTAGCACGTTATTGCTTTTAGGGGCTGGGGCTGGTGCAACCGTGGCCTTTGCAAACGGGTTAGCGTCTTCTAATACAAACCCCCCGTCTACTGCACCGAACGGATTACGTACTTCCATCGGAACGTACTTGATAACCTGTACAGCTTTTAACCGTAAGGACACGTTCTGCTTACCACCAAAGTCATAAGGTATAAGCTGCACAGCGATACCGACTGTGCTACCCGTAGTTAGCTGAAAGTCATCTGGCAATGGTGTGCCTTGGCTGTCAACCTGTAACGGCTTAGTAGTAACCTCACCTTTGTAGGCACCTTTTAGGTTTGCCTTGTGAGTATACGTACCGTCGTCAGCTTTAACAAACGGATTAGCCAACTTCTGTTCCCACTTAGGTTCTTTGTTGGCGTCATACGCTGCTTTCATCTGCAGGAATAAGGCTTTTGCTGTAGCGCCATCCATACGAAATGCAACTGAAAACTCAGCGCCGGTGTCTCGTGGACTACATGGTACACTACGTTTTACCTTCTGATCGAAGACATACGTCTTGTCGATCTTAGGCCATAGTGCTTCTACGTTTTCGATAATATATTGTTCAGCCAATGTCGTTCTCCTTCTGGCGTTATATGTCTTCGTCTGTACCGAAATCGAACTCTAACTGTTCTTCAATCGGTGTTTCATCTACATCCTGCGCACTCTTTGTAAGTGCTTCAGTCGCAGAAGTTTTATTAAACCGGTAGGTATTGCCGATCTTAATATACGTGGTTTTAGGGATGTGACCCTGCCGAACCCACGCTCGGATTGTAGAGATTGACACAGAAAAATGCTTTGCCAAGTTCTCTATTGGTACAAATGGTTCTGCCATTACTTTTTCCTAACTGAGATTACGTATTCGTTATCAATGTTAAGCCCTTTTGGCATAACATCTGGGTTCTCTTCTAAGAATTGTTTGACGTTAGTCTGGTTCAAACGCCGATCCAAGAACTCGGGCATGTCATGTTCTTTTATGAACTCGTACATGGATTCCCAATCTCCCGTCCAGTATTTCGTTTTCGTAGACCTGAAAAATAAACCCTCAGATGTTCGTACGCTTTCGACATTGTGAGTATCACAGTAGTCTAGTAACGCTTTCTTCACGACATCCTGCTGGCGAACCAACGATCCGTCTTCCTCCTTAAATTTTGCAGACAACAACGCTCTCTCTGACCTTATCTTAATGTAAGCCCTAGTAAGTTTGTCTGCAGGTACGTCTCCATTATCGCTCATATCAACTCTCCTGCACTAACGAGAATTACACTGTAGTACCGAGCGATAGGCTAGTCAAGTATTTCTTTGTATAAATCTATCATTTTTGTGTGGACGTTAATTCTATTGTCGAGAAGTGCGTAAACACGCTTTTCTACAGCAGAGCCTTGAAGCTGTACGACAGTACACGGATGCGTCTGACCTGACCGATGTACCCGTGCGTTTGCTTGCGCGTAGGTCTCTAAGGACGGTGTTGGACCCCACCAGACAACTGTATTGGCAGCGGTTAACGTAACACCGTGTGCCGCAGACTGCGGTTGGATAACCAGAACACGTGGGTTGTCGGTCGTTTGGAACCGTTTAAATATATCCGTGCGCCTAGCTACAGGCACGTCACCGCGTATAACTTCTGTGGTAATCCCATCAGTACGCAACTTATCTGTCAGTATGTCAATGGTGTGCTTGAATGGTACAAAGATGAGAACCTTCTGGCTGCTCTCGTCGATCACTTCTCTTAACACTTTATACCGATGCTTGATGTCAAACTCTAAGGTGTCGCCCTCGTCAGTGTACACAGCACCAGCGGAAATCTGCAGTAGCTTGTTCATAATGACAGCGGCGTTCACTGCGGATACTTCGTCGTCACCCACTGTCATAACAAGTTTCTTCTTCAGCATGTCGTAATACTTCTGCTGCTGGCGCGTCAACTCTACCTTACGTTTGACATAGGTCATAGCTGGCAAGTCAAGGCACTGTTCTTTGGTGAAGCGGATGGCAGGTTGTAACACGTTAAACACAAGGTCGGTTGCTTCTGGTTTGATGATCCACCTAAACTGCGTAACCTTGCGCATGACCATATCTCTAAACGACCCAAAGAACCTTGGCACGTTGAGGGGATTAATCATCTTAGCTAACCCGTAAGCGTCAAGCGGAGACTGCGCGGCGGGAGTACCCGTCATTAGCCACAGCCACGTATCGTCCTTGATAAGTTTGTTTAGTGTCTTCCATCGTTTCGACTGCGCGTTCTTGTAGTGTGTTGCCTCGTCTACGATGATGAGATCAAACCCACCGTTGGCAATCTCCTCGGATACAATCTCTACACCGTCATAGTTTATTATCACAAAGTCTGCACCCTGCTCTATGATTGCCTTGCGTTTCTTAGATGCTCCGTAGGCTATGTCTACACTGCGATGCGGGGCAAAGGAAAACAGGTCTTCGCGCCATGCTGAGTCCATGATTGATAGGGGGCATATAACTAGGACGCGTTTGATCTTGCCCTGCTTGAGTAGGAAGTCTGCGGCCCATATGGCACTGGCTGTCTTGCCCGTACCCTGCTCGTTGAAGCAGAAAGACTTGCGGTTCATCGTAAAGAACGCGGCGGTCTTCTTCTGGTGGTCGAACGGCACATACTTACCCGTCCACTTGTACTGCCCTTGGATAGGCGAGGGGACATTGATGTTGAGCTTCTTTAGTGTGTGCATCTCGTCGAGACCCCAGTTAACTAGAACCTCGTTGTCGGGCATCTCTTTGCTTTTGGACACTGTTTCAGTGACACGTTTTGGATTGCGTAACTTTAACAGCAACGCCTTACCACCTATAATCTGCATTTAGTTCTCCTTTCGGGCAACTGCCCGAATTATTTTTTCTTCTTGTAGTTACGTGCGCGGTTCTTGCTTGAACTCTCTATGGTCACGCCATCTTTGTTTTTACCACCTTTGGACAAGGCTTTCTTGTGACTAACATCTTTGCCTTCACGCTTGTCGGCCTTACCATTGCCATTGCGATCTACACCTTCTTTATCAACCTTACGCCGGGCACGTTGCCGTTC